TATATAGGATAAAAGAGCATCCTACATGATCCAAGATATTTATATTAAATCACCTGAAGATCCTAATTTTGTCTATGGTGTGTTACATCACAATGATCCAATAGAAAGTATCATATCTAAAGTTAAGGTTATCCTTTCAACGAGAAAGGGAGAAGTCATTGGGGCACCATCATTTGGTGTAGGAATTGAGGATTTGATCTTCGAGACAAAAATAAATAAGATTTTATTAGAGGAATCAATAATCACTCAGATAAATCAATATGTCGATGAATCGGCAAGATATACGATTACACCATCAGTTTCCTTTGGAAATACAAATGGTGATGATTTTGCAATTATCGATATTCTTATAAATGATCAAAAGATAATGGGAATTTTAGTTTCTTAAAAATATAAATTATTATGAATATATTTAACACTGCACGTATACGTATAACTGAACTCTATGAAGATTCTATAACTTTTTTAAAACAATCATACGGAGATGTCGGCCAATATTTTTCCATGGCGTCACCTATGGGCCAACTTCTTCAAGTAATATTAAATTACGGGAGATTGATTCTATATTATATAGAGGATTCTATAACAGAGTTAAATATCAAAACCGCTTCAAGACCCCAAAGCATTCGTGGTCTTGCACAATTGACAGGACATAACCCATCTAGAGGTATCAGTGCAAGAGGAACCTTGAAATTTAATTATAACGGACAACAATTACCATTAAACACAAATATAGTTACTATAACTAACTATACAACGTTGGTTAATAATTTAAATGGTTTGACGTATACTATTTTACTTCCAGGAGAAGAGGCAAGGTTGGATGTTACCAATGTGAATAATTTTATTGAAGTTAGTGTAATACAAGGAAGTATAGAATATCAACAAGCGACAGGCACACAAGCTGCATTACAGTCATTTAATTTTCAAACAAAAAAAGGCGCAACTATAGATAATTATTATGTAAACATCTATGTTGATGGCAAAAAATGGAATATAATGGATTCTATATTGGATATGGGATTTGAAGAAGAAAGTTGTATGGTTAAAACTGGTCAAATTGGTGGCATAGATGTTTTTTTCGGTAATGGTTATAATGGTAAAATACCAAGACTTGGGTCAGTGATAATGGTTGAATACCTATTAACGGATGGACTGAATGGGAACTTAGATACTAACGATGCAAATCTTACAAATACTTGGAAATTTTCTGCACCAGGATATAATTTAAGTGGTGAACAGATAGATTTAAATAAAATTCTTACAGTAACAATAAAAAATCAAATATTATTCGGAACTGCTGATGAACCATTGTTTTTAACAAGGATGTTGGCACCACATGCGTCAAGGAGTTTTGTATTGGCAAATGCCAAAAATTACATCTATTTTTTAAAAAAATTAAATATTTTCAGTATTATTGATGCCATACCAGGTTACGCAACATTTGAAGATAGATATGCTCTTGATAAATATAACACAGCGCAAACAAATTATGAACAGGTTAGAGTAGCATATCTCAAAGCTGTATCAACATATGGCGTTGATTCTACACAAGCTCAAACTTTAAAGACTTCTTTTGACTATTCTCAACAACAAGTGTATTTTTATCAGAATATGATAAATGAGCAGAAAAAAGATGATAATACCGTGTATCTTTTTCTCATACCGGACGTCTCTAAGAGACTTGCAGAATCTGAAAATTACTACACGACCAGCATAGATACATTTAAATTAAATACAAATGAGAAAACCGCCATATATGATCTTATAGAGGAAAGCGGCCAGAGAATTTTGACAGTAGATAATGCTATATTGGATATAAAATACCCAAGGTTCAACCTAAATATGTCTGTTTATCTTTGGGAGGGATTTGAATATGATAATGTTAGACAAACTATCATATCGAAAACTTCAGAATATTTTTTAGCAAATACAAGACGTGATAGAATTCCAGTTAGTGATCTTATAAGAATAGTTGAAGGCATAGACGGAATAGATTCAGTCAACATATGGTTTGACGCCGACAAAAATAATTTTGACATATATAGAAGCTACTATGGTATCGATGAATTTGGCGATGTTATATTGGAAAGAACGATACTTGATGCATTTGGAAATCAGGTAGGTGTTAAAGATTTATACCCAATATTTAGAGGTGGCTTTGAAAATTTTCAGGGTACATATTATGAAGATAGTTTAACAAAAAATAAATTATCAAGTTTGAACATACAGGTAAGAGGATATAGTAAACAAACTATAAATAGTGAAACAAACATAGCAATTGTAAATAACATATAAAAGATGGATGATAATACGTTAAGAAAGAAAAGTTATACGATAAGAAGCAGCTATATGATAAATGCTGAACATTGTAATGATAGATTTTTAAATTTAGGATATAACTATCGTGGTAAGATATTACGTAATGGAACATCTTCTGAAATTTGGAAAAATCCACTTCAGATACCATTTTATGCTAGGTTAGAATCATTTCTTGTATTTCTTATAGAGGAAGTAAAGACAATCAAAAAAACATTCAGTATTGCCCACAATAAAAATGACATAAATTTGAACTAAGATATTATGAATACACACTCGTGGAATATATTTTCAAAAAATGGAAGTCAAATACAATGGTTTCCAGATTCTTTAATAAATCTTAAATTTGAATCTCCATTAGGATTAGGCGCCACGGGGTTTTTAATAACGGATCCTAGTGGTATAGTCGTTGATTCTAAAATTACAAATGGCGGCTTTTATTATAATTTAGATACATCAATTTATTATAACTCCGTTTTAGATACAACATACGATTTAATTAATACATCGATAAATTTTCTAGATGTTTCAATTTTTAAACCAGATCTAGTTAATACATTAGCTATTAAATCATTATCGGGTATATCGGTTAATTCTATATCTATGATGTCTTATATGGGGCTATTATATAAATATAACGTTTTATTAGATCCTAGAGGAATATGCCCATATGGCTGGCATATTGCGACTCCTGATGATTTTAATGAATTGGCAATTTTTGTTGATCCTTCTGCGTCAACGTTACTTAATAATGCTGGTAAACTTAAAAGTACATCAACAGATACTTGGAATCCACCAAATATTGGAGCGATGAATCTATATGGTTTAAATATTCAGGGTACTGGTTATAGAGGGTTTGTTGGAGATTTTGAATATTTCAAAGAACAGTGTCAGATATGGAATTATTCAATGGGGGATTTAGGTGGATATAAAATGGTCACAGAATTTAACACATTAAATGATAATATGAGAACCGCCGGTTTTGGCGCAACGGTTTGGATGCATGAAAATAACGGGGCAAGTATCAGATTTGTTAAAGATGATTCCAATAACCCAGGAACTGTTAGAGATTATGATGGAAATTATTACAATACCGTTAAAATAGGAAATCAAGTATGGATGGCTGAAAATTTGATGGTCAGACATTATAATAATGGGGATGAAATTCCATATATTGAAGATATAGATGCCTGGAGATATGGAACAGTTGGCGCAATATGTTCGCCCAATAATGATGTAAATAATGTAACTACCATAGGTCCTATAAAAATATTTGCTTCGCCAGTTCCACCAATGTATCCTTCATATACGTACGCAGCCGCTTTATATATTAAACCGGTATCTGTAGGTTTAATAGAAACTGAAACTCTTTTAATTCTTGAAAAGGAGTTGGACAAATATATTCGTCCAATTGATAGTAAACATCCAAATTTATTATTTAGGTTTGAAGGTCCTGAAGATGAAATAAATTTCTTTGTTGTTGACGAAGATAGTCATTCTATTACATGGACAGACAGCTTATATTATGTTTTAGACAATTATGTTGAAAACTCACCTTTATCAATAAATATTGGTTTTAAATCTAACTATGAAGGAGTGTTTGAAAGAATATTGAGAATTTATCATGTTATTGATAATAAATTATATACACTTGCAGAAATAGTTGTTAACGCCCAAGCTATAGGAGAGGATGAAAGATTTAGATCTTTGATCAATAATTTTGGGTTACCAGATCCTATGAACATACAACATCTATTTAAAGAAGCGGATATAAAGGAAGCAAATCCAGATTTTGAACTTTTAAACTCAAAATCTAAACATATGATCTTAGAACATGATAAAATCATGCCTTATATAGGAACATACAAGGCTCTCATCAACGCTATAAAATGGTTAGGATATGATGATATATATGTGAGGGAATGGTTTAAAGATGTAAAGGCCAATAAGAAATTATCATTGGTAGTTCCATTCGACGCAAAGGATAGAAGTCAAACAATAATGAAATTTTCAATAGAGGAAAGAAAATTTCTTAAAAAATTAAATCAACTGTCATTAGTATATTGTTTGACTTCAGAAACAGGAGAACTTGATGATTATGGCGTGCCAATAACAAAAAATTGTTATAGCTATATTTTAAGCGAGGTACAAGTTAAACTATATGCTTTAAAGAACTGGTTGGAGGAAAATATCATAGGAGTTAATTCTAGGATTGTTGATTTAACCGGTGAGGGTGTATATTATGAGCGTTTCAAAAATATGATATACAACACAGATTCCGTTGGATTTGAGGCAAAATATGAACAATCAATAACGCCTACAACTATAAATAATAATTCGGAATTGGTATATGGTGACTCATCAATATATCTTACTCTTACAGAATTTTCTAAGACTAAACTTTCTGATTTAACATTTAGATTCAAAGATTTAGTAAACTATTGTTGGAATCCAAATATTCCAAATGGACCTATATTTAGTGCTGATAATCAAGTTGCACTAACGGATATTTCAACATTGTTAGTAGGCCCTACATTAGGATGCCCAACAACTCTGTCAGATATTATGTGGAGGTTATCAGTTAAAAAGAAGGATGGCGGAATGTTAAATACGGATTTCGTCTCTAACCCATTGTTTATTTATGAAAATGAAATAAAATTTCATAATGTTTTAGATATTTCATCGGAGTTTAGTAATTCAAATGACATAGTTATTAGTTTAGAAAAAGCCTATCTAAGAGATCCTAACATCGATCTATGGGAGGATTCCATAGCATATAGTGTGTATGACTCGTCATATTATGGACAATTTGTGATGGAAAGTTCATTAGGTATAATCACTAAATTTAATGGTCCTGTGTCATTCTATGCTTCGGACATTTCTAATCTTACATACGCATACGATACAAATTATAAGGTTCCATTATTAAGTTTTTATGATTATAGTTTTACTGATGCTAATTCTATCAATACAGTTTTTCCACAAATATATTATTTAGATATTTTAAATGGTAAGATCATCATGGATGCTAGTGTAGGTCAAACATTCATAAATTTTGAAAATATTGTTAGCGATACTGTAGATACACAAAATAATATTGTCATTTCCTCAACGGAACAGATCATAACTCTTAACGCTATATATGAAAGTGATAGGATGCCATTACAAATACCAGACCCATCGATATATTATACATTTGGACAAGATGCTTCGGGCGCGTTTCCTATAGATAACACAGTATTCGACATGAAAGTCAACCATATAGGTGATTATTCAGTTGAAGTTTTCGGGTGGGACGGTTTTAATAATATTTTCTATAACATAGATG